AGAAGACATCGTCACTGGCAATACAGGCACGATCTTCGACACCCAAAGCTATGCCTGGGTTCTGCTGGATTGGATTTACACGCAGCTTTCGACCGATCCGTTCTTCGTCAATTTCACGGTGAAGCGGATTTCATCGGCGCTGCCGGTCGAGCTGTGGAGTCAGGTGCCGTTTCTCGGAATCTTCATCAACGATGAGCCGCTGTCGCCGGTTGGCTTTATCAATGAATCCACGATTCGGTTCACGCATAATGCGCAGATCGGATTTCAGACCATCCTGCGCAATAACGACAGCGTCAAGCTGCTGCAAGACCTCGACGGTGTGTCGTGGTTCATCATGCGCAAGCTGTTTCGTCTGGATGCGCTGACCAACATGTTCGATACCGGTTCGGGCGTGGCGCTGAAGGGCATTGCCAGGGGCCGCGTCAGCAAGCCGCGTTACGGTCTTGGCGGCAGCAAGAACGAGACGCCGGTCGCGGAGCGCGTGCTCGATCTGACGTTTCAGTTCGAGAGTGAATGGTATCCTTACGGCTTTGATGATCTTGAGCGTGTCACGGTGACGACCGCGTTCCGGATCGGCGGCACGGCCGATGAACAGGCGGCTGTTGAACAAGTCAAGATCGTCTACGAGTTCACTCCGGATTCGGTGCCGACGCCATTGCCGCCCGATGCGTTGCTGCCGATTAACACTGTCGCGCCTGTTGTTACAGGGTTGACCAGCGTTGGTTCTACGTTGACGACCGATAACGGCACGTGGAGCAACAGCCCGACCAGCTACGCGTATCAGTGGCAACGAAACGGTTTTTATATCTCTGGTGCGACCAGCACCACTTACACTATCGCGTCTGGCGATGTCGGTATCGGCGCTACGATCGGCTGCGTGGTGACGGCTACCAATACCGATGGCTCCGCCAGTGCGAACAGCAACAACGTGGCGATTCCATAAACGCGAGTAACAGGAGGCCGACATGGCAGATGAGCAGCAGAAGCCGGAATTTTCCAAGCGCAAGAAGATTCAAATGGAGCGCATGGCGAGGGTCAACAAGGCACGCGCCATAGGGCGGGTGCGGGTATCGCCGCGCGACGATGAGGTGCGCGCTTGGATCAAGCATCCGCGTGTGGGGGCCTTTCGCAGTGTCGGCAGCATCGAATGGCCCAACGACACCTTCACGCAGCGGCGGATTCGGGACGGCACCGTGACACTGGAGCCGCCACGTGAGGCGGCGCCGTCGAGCCCGACGACTTCACGTGCTTCGGTCTCTACAACGTCTTCGGCTACGTAAAGTTATTTAACATTAGCAAAAGGAGGCTACCGTGCCGATCAGTTTTGCTCAAATCCCATCGAATATAAAAGTCCCGCTGGCGAATAAGTAGGCGCTTTCCCGAGCAATCGGGATCGATAAACCGGGTGAACTCAGGGAACATCCAGACCGGACAATCCTGAGCCAAGCTGCAGAAATGCAGAAGGTGCAACGACTATCTCGCAAGAGAGTAGGGCCAAGCGGTCCGAAGCGCCCGGCCCCCGAGAGGGGTGATGATATAGTCTGTTCTACATAGGAATATGTAGCGGTCGAAAAGACGGCGACGGATTAGCGAACTGTCGTGAACACAAAAGATACTGGGTCGAAGTCGACCCCTCGATGGCGGGACTGCCGTCGCTCAATCTCAAAGCCATGCTGGTCGGCACCATGACCACCGACGGCGTGGCGTTGCCCGACGTGCCGATCGTGATCGGCTCGGTGGCGCAGGCCGAGAACAAGTTCGGCATCGGGTCCGAGCTGACCCGGATGTTCAAGGTGTTCTTCCAGAACAACTTCGCCAATGAAGTATGGGGCGGTCCGGTTGCTCAGCCGGTCGGCGCAACAGCGGCGGCGGGCAAGATCACGGTGGTTTCGCCGCCGAGCGAAGCCGGGACGATTCATCTGTATATCGGCGGCATCTATACCGCGATCAATGTCGGCGCCACCGATACGACCGATGAAATCGCGCAGGCGATCGTGGACGCTTGCGATTTGAATCTCGATCTGGCGGTCGATACGATGGTCAACGCCACGACGTTGAACGAAGTTGATCTGACGTGCTCGTTCAAGGGCGTCAACGGCAATGATATCAGGGTCGATCTGAATTATTATGGCGCGATCGGCGGCGAGACCTTGCCTGCCGGTCTACAGCTGACATTGCCATCGGGGGTATCGCAAACCGCGACCGCGACCGGAAGCAGCAGCGCCAGTAATTTGACGCTGTCGGCGGTGACCGGGACGGTCACCATCGGCGCCACGGTGACCGGGACCGGCACGCCGACGAATTTCCAGATCGTCAGTCAGACATCGGGCACGCCGGGCGGCAACGGCGTCTATGTGATGAATCAAGCCAGCACATTAACGGCCGTGGCTTTGACGATTACCGGGGTATCTTCGCCGCCTAATTTTCTGACCGGCGGCGCGGGCGTGCCGCCGTTCACCAATCTGATTTCGAACATGGGTGAGGACGAGTACGAATACGTCGCGATGCCGTACACCGATTCGACCAGCCTATTGGCGTGGGAAACCGAATACGGATTTGGCGACACCGGCCGTTGGGGCTGGATGCGGCAGCATTTCGGGCACGTTTTCAGCACCCGGCGCGGCGCCTACAGCGATCTGATCACCTTCGGCAACACGCGCAACAGCGGCGTGGTTTCGATCATGGCGTTCGAGGTCGAGGCGCCAACGCCGATGTTTGAGTATGCGGCGGCGTATACCGCCAAGGCGCAACGGGCGCTCAGCAATGATCCAGCCCGTCCGCTGCAGACCTTGCAGTTCATCGGCACCTTGCCCGCGCCGTTGCACATGCGGTTCAACTTCGACGAAATCAACACTCTGGCCAACAACGGATTGGCAATCCAGAAGTGCTGGCCGGGATCGGGCATGACGCAGATCGCCCGAGAACAAACCACCTATCAGCTCAATCTATATGGCCAGCCCGACGATGCCTATGAGCTGGTCACGACCTTGGCGACGTTGGCGGCGCTATTGCGCAATCAGCGGCAGGCCATCACCTCGAAATATCCGAGGCACAAGCTGGCCGATGACGGCACGCGGTTCGGTCCGGGTCAGGCGATCATCACGCCCGGCATCGCCAAGGCCGAGCTGGTGGCGCAGTACGCCGTCGATCAGTTCAACGGCTTGGTCGAGAACACCGCGCAATTCAAGAACTTCCTTCTGGTTGAGCGCGACACGAATAACCCGAATAGGTTGAACGTACTTTACCCTCCGGATTTGATCAACCAGCTGCGCATCTTTGCCGTGTTGGCGCAATTCCGCCTGCAGTACGACAGGGGGATCGACGCTTCGATCATCGGGTTTACCGGCTTGTCGGGCATCGGCGGTGCGGGTGGCGCGATTACAGGTCCGTAAAAAGTCGAAATGGTTGGACAAATTGAGGAGAAACGAAAATGGCACTTAAATTCGCTGGGATCGCCTTCGTGTCAGTTGATTCCAATCAATACGCGCTGCGAGGAAACCTCACGGTGTCGCCAAGTCCTGTAGAGAGAACGATGCTAGCAGGACAGGATGGTGTCCATGGGTACCAAGAACTTCCACGAGTCCCGTACATCGAAGGCGACTTCTCGACCTTGCCGGGCTTCAGCCTGGAGACGTTGTTGACTCAGACGGATTCCACGGTGATCGCGCAGTGCGCCAATCAATACGAATACGTGCTGCACAACGCCACCGTGAAGGGCGGCTTCGAAGCCAACACCCGTGACGGTCAGGTCAGGGTACGCTGGGAGGGAGTAAATTGCGAGGAGATAGCTCTGTAAATTACAACCCAAAGGAGTAGTGATGAATAAGCCCGAGCGTGAAGGCTTCGTCAAGGATAGCCCGGTCGACGTTGACGAGGTCAAGCCGAAAGTGTCTGCTAAGCCTGCACCTGAAGAAACCGTCGAGCCCGACATCACGCCTGAAGAAGGATTGCCGGAATGGCCGATGGTGATCAAGCTATTGCACAAGCCGCTGCAGAAATCGCGGACTGAAGTCCTCAACGAGCTGACGTTTCGCGAGCCGACGGCATTGGACATCATTCGCTGCGGCGGCAATCCGTGCCGGATCGAGGTCACCGAGGTATCGGGCGGACGGGTGATCTACAACCCAATCATCGACGACAAGAAGATGATCATCCTGATGGCAAACTTATGCGGGCTGCTCGAACCGCAGCTGCAGAAGATGGACCCGCGCGACTATAATTCCTGCGCCTACCGGTTGCGAAGTTTTTTTCTGCCGGAGCAGGGGGTCTGGTAGAGGGCGGACTCGAGCCTGATCCGAACGAAGTCGTCCTCAATTGCTATCGGCTGGCCGATCGCTTCAAGCAGAATCCGGCGGTGTTTTTAAAGATGCCGCTTTCGGAAATCGGCTGGCACATGGACAACACCATTAAGCTGATCGACGCTCAGCGCGCCGCGCGTGCGCGCGATAACGATGATGAGTGAGACATGCCCGAACAAGAAGAACTCAAACTCGTAGTCACGCTTGACGATCAGGCGTCGGCGAAGCTTGCCAGCCTGACGGAGCAGTTGTCCAAGCTGGGCGGTGGTGGTGGGAGCGGCGCGTACGACCAGATGGGCAAGGCCATGGAGCAGATGGCCGGGCATGCGTCGAAAGCCTCAGGTGGCATCAAGGGTCTAGCTTCCGAAATGGTCTTTGCCACCGCCAAGGGGACTTTCTTCGGCAATGTGCTTGCGAAAGGCGCAGAAGAAGCTTTCAAGCTTGGAAAACAGATTCTTGAACGGGCAACCGATCTCAACAAGCTCACGCTGGAAATCAACGCTACGACGATTGCTGCCGAACGCATGGGAAGCACGACGGCGGCTTTGGAAAATAATTTGCGGGCGTTTCGCACGGGCGGTCTTTCGATTGAGGCTGCGACCAAGAATGTTGCGGGTTTTTCTGACGCGATAGCTGATCTGTCGCTGGTCAATGGCCAGTTGCGCGGGCAATTGCTGAGCGGCGGCTTTCTCGAAATCCCCAAGATGTTCGACGTCATGAATCGCGTCGATGCTTCTAAGACCGTCAAAGAGAAGCTGAATGTCGTCAAGGCGGCGATGGACGAGGTGCGGGAACGTTGGACCAAGCTTGCGGGCCCGGAAGAAGGCGCGCGAATGGCACGACAATTTCGTGAGATGTTCAACGTACCGGACCTTGATCAGTTCATCGCCAGAGCACGAGAGGTTACCGCAACAGAGCGGGAACTAGGGGATGAGCGAGAAGCAAACGCCAAAAAATATCAGGAGCATCTTGCCGATCAGCAAACCGGTATTGATCGTATTGAGAAAGCGATAGGTGGAGTCATTCTTAGGTATGAGGAATGGCTTGGTGTAATGGAAAAAATTGGCAATATAGAAAATGAAGTTGCGAGAGTGGTAGAAGGTCTTGCAGCTGGAAAAGGGACTCCGGAAGCTGCCAAATCGGCGATACAAGATAAATTTGGCAAGTTTGGACTAGGTCTGCCTGCTCCTGCTGCTGCTCCTGCTGCTGCTACTACTGGTCAAGTTGAACCGCAGAAATTTTTTGGCGGTGCCGTGAGCGGCACCAGTGGCTCGTGGGACAGCAGCGGCTTCGCGCGCAGCGGCAACGCCTTCTGGCAGAATCTCAAAGGGCGTGGTGACGTCGGCATCGAGGACCGCCGCAACCTCGAAGACAACACCGAGCAGACCAAGTCCCTGACGGATGAGATCAGGACGCTTAACGACAATCTGACTAATCCATTGCCGGGACGCGGGGGCGCCGCGCTGGGCAGCATGGCCGCCGCACTTGGTTACAACGACATTGGTCGTGGCGGAGGTGGAGGCGGCGGCCCGATGTTTCGTCCTGGCATCGGGCCCGGTCGCGGTGGCGGTAATGGCGGCCCGATGTTTCGCCCTGGCATCGGACCCGGTCGCGGTGGCGACACGACGACGTCAGCCGGTAGCCCGGCCAAGATGAACGATGAAAGAGGAACACCGGTCGATCCCGAGACTATGAAGGAAGCCGAGCAGCTCGGGCGCGCGGGCGACGTCGGAGGCTTGCAGAAGCTGTTTGCTTCGAAGGGTTATCACATGAGTGGCCCGGCCTGCGGCATCGTCGCCAGCAAGTACGCCAAGTCGGCCGGTTTCAAGCCGCCTGAAGGCGGCGCGGTCGCCACCAACTGGCGTAAATGGGGCGTCGAGGGCACGGCGGAGGACATCAACAAGGAGGGGCATCCGTTCGGCTCGGTGGTCGGCACCTATAAGCATCGCCGCTATGGCGGCAATGTCGGCGGCGAGTTGCCAACGGGTGCGACCGGCGGCCACGTCATGGAGGCCGTGCCGGGCACCTATGATCCGAAGACCAACACCGCGATGTTCGCCGATCAGTACGGCGTCCGCCGCCGCTCGCTCAGCGATGTCGAATTACGCTATGCAGGCGATCCGGCTGTGGCCGAAGCCGCCAAGCGGCGCGAGGGTCCGGCAGCAGCAGCGGCGTTGGCGTCGCCTGATGCGGCTAAAGTCGGTGATCAAGGCGGTGACAACGCCAGTATTTTGGCGGATGCATCGAAGTGGGTGCGCAGCAAGGAGAGCTTCAAAGGCACGGCGTTTCCCGACTTTGGCGAAACCTCGATCGGCTACGGCACCAAGGCCGGAGGGCGCACCTCGATCACCGAACCGGAAGCCCGCAAGGAAGAGGAAGAATATCTAGCGGGCAGCTTGAAGCGCATCGATGCTTTGAATCCGAACCTGCCGCGTAATCAGAAAATTGCATTGGCCTCGCTCGACTTCAACACCGGCTGGACGACGCGGAGTGGCGAGAAGAACGAAGCGCTGCGTGCCGCCCTCAAGGGCGGCGATACGGCCAAAGCCCGTGAATTGTTCGGCACCTATGTCCATGTCGGCGGCCCGCACGGCAAGGTGCTGCCCGGCCTTGCCTCGCGGCGCGCCGAAGAGCTGAAGATGTGGGACGATCCGAATTTTTTCGGCAAGCGTCCTCCTGCAGCAGCTGCTGCTGCTGCTGCGCGTTCGGGTGGATCATCGATGGTTGATTTTGCGGCGGCTCGTAAGCGTGCTGGGATAATGCAAGATACCAAGCCGCCTGTAATGTCTCAAGATACCAAGCCGCCTGTAATGTCTGATGCGGAATGGGAGACTCGAAAAGCCAAGGCATTGGCTCTGACCGCACAACACATGGATATCACGGAGACGACTGGTGCACAGGATCAGCGTACGCGTGAGGCATGGCGGCAATATCACGAAAAACAGCTCAGCGACGGCAAGACCGATGAAGAGATCATTGCTGGGCTTAGAGCCGGTCGGCGCGCGACAGAAGAAGAGCTGAGTCCCAAGTCTGGCCAGAAATTCAATACAGTGACCGGTGAGCCCGTTGGCCGACCAATCAGTTATCGTGCATTGGATGGCAAGCCCTTGGACCGGGATTCGCGAGAGGTGACGGTGACCGGCAAGGGTCAGTTGAACGTCAACGTCAATGGGCCGCCCGGCACCAGGGCGTCGGCTTCAGGTGAAGGTTTGTTGAAGAACACCAAGGTGCAGCAGGAAACCCAGATGACGCCAGCCAGTAAGGGGTACACGGGCGATGGTTCTGCGAATACGGCTGGACCCGGTTGAGGGTAAATCGCAATGATCATTACCGATCTGCCCGGTAACAGGTGGCGTGACAATTTATTGCCCGCGCATTTCGATGGACGCGCATTTCATGTCGATACCGGCTCGCGTGAATCGGGTCGGCGTATCGTCGTCCATGAATTTCCGAAAAAGGAACAACCCTATTCCGAGGACATGGGACGGCGTGCCGTGACGTTTTCCGTTCGCGGCTACTGCATCGTATATCCGCATGAATCCGGAAGTCCCTTATTGCTTTATCGGCGGAATTATCAGGATGCGCGGGATGCGTTGCAGGCGAGGCTGGAGACCGGTGGTCCCGGTGTTCTACAGTTGCCGACCCTGGCGCCGATGCGGGTCAAGTGCCAACGCTACCGTC